AGGCAAAAGTTTAGTGAATCAAGGAGAAATAACGCTAAATCACCTAAAAATGATAGCACTAGCAAAGCATATGCAAAGCATATGGAAACTGAAACTGAAACTATAACTGATACTAAAACTATAAATAAAACTAAAGTTAAAATACACGATTGGCAATTTGAACAATGGTGGGATAATTATGATAAAAAAGTAAGTAAGGATAAAGCCATTAGTAAATGGAATATTTTGACAAATGAGGAAAAGCAATTAGCTTTAAAAATAGTACAAGAGTATGTTAATTCAACACCTGATAAAACATTCCGTAAAGACCCAACCACATATTTAAACAATAAATCTTTTAACGATGAAATCATTATCCGAAGTTCTACCACAAGTCATAAACCCAATGTCAGTGAGCGTAACTTCACACAACTTGCCAGTCTTAAATACATTGAACCAAAGCGAGATTAAAATTTACGATGCCTTACAAACAATGCACATATCAAAATGTTCCAGCATTGAAGTAGCTGAACACCTAAAAACCTGTATTCAGTTAAGCGGTGCAGTTCCACCAACAAGCCCTGAATTTCAGTTCCTAGTTGATTTTGTACTAAAGAATTACGGAATATTTAAGCTAAAGGAATTGGGTGCAGCATTTGAACTTTATGTTTTAGGTCGTTTAGATGTAGATAGAAACTATGGTTCATTTAGTCCTAAATTCTTTGGCGATGTAATGGCTGAATACAAAAAGATAGCAGTACAGGTTAGAAACAAAATACAACCACAAGAAGAAATAAAACAATTACCTATGCAAATAAATGAAGAACAAGCCATCAAAGATGAGCAAGATTATTGGAACAAATCAGAGCAAAAGAATTGGCGGTTTTTAAACCATCAAGTATTTGACTACCTATGGAAGCGTAAACAAATTAAAATATCAAAGGAACAAGCTGACACAATAAAAGCCAAAGTAAGGGCAGTATTTTTAGCACAATCAAAGAAACCTGATGATATACTAATTGATGAGGAAACAATGAGGCAACAATGCAAAAAGTATTCTTTAATGATGCACTTTAATAACCAGCTATGAAAACATATGTAGATAGAGAGGTTTTACTTCAGTTAAAAAGAATATATAGCCAAGATGAAATAATTGCTGATTTGCATAGACAACTAAAAGAATATGGATTTAAAGTTGGTATTTTAGAAAGCCAAATAGCAGAATTAGAAGATGAAAATAAAGCACTGCGTAAAAATGGAGTACTTAATAGGCAAGATGAATATGTAAAAAACTTAAAAGGGGCTATAAAACAATTACTTAAAGCTAAACAAAAATATAAAGCTGAATCAGAAAGGTGGATGGGAAAATTTTATACACAATATCCAAAAAGCAAATTAGAAATATAATTCCAATTACTATAAAACAACTAATTAAAAAACAAATATTTAATCAAATTAGAAATATAATTCCAATTATAAATATTTTAAATTTAGTACTTATACTTAACATTAATTAATTAAATTAAATCAATTTTACTTTATTAAACCAAAACAAATAACTATGAAAACGGCAATTCAAGAAGCAATAGAAATAATTGAAGAAAGGTTAAAAATCCTATCTATTGTACAAAGAACAGAATCAACTATGGGAGCAATAGCAGGGTATCAATACTCAAAATATCTATTGATGGAACTACTTATAAAAGAAAAAGAGCAAATAATGAATGCTTGTATAAGATTTGGAAATTTAAATGGAGTAGATATTGAAGATTATATAGAATATTATAATGAAATCTCTAAATCATTAAAACCAATAGCCCTGCCAAGTGATTGGGATATAGATAAAGAAGCATTTAAAGTGCCATTTGATGGTAGTGATAACTTTTATGATAAAAGTTTTATAAAGGGTGCTAAATGGATGAAAGAACAAATACTTAACCAAAACAAATAACCTATGAACACACCATTACAAAACCTAAAGCATTATTTTAGAAATAATGAAACAATTACTAAAGAAGAACTAAATACTGCAATTGAAGAATTGTATGATAATGAAAGAGCAGCAATAATGAATGCAGCTGAAAAATTTGCAAACACTCTTGGTATTGAAGATGAAGATATTTTAGAATATTATAATAGCCTTTATAAAACTAATAAACCTATGAAAGAACTATTTAAACTAACAATAGAGTTTACAAGAATATTTATAGGCTTTATACTAGCCATTATGATATTGGGAACATTTGATTTATACTACGAATTAAAACGACTATATGAACGGAGCAGAAAACGCACAACCTGTGAAAATGATATACCTAGACACAAAACAAGAAACCATATTTAAATCTATATCCTACGCTAAAAGAATAACAGGTGTAAACGAATACCAAATTAAACAATCCTTAAATCCTGTAAACAAGAAGCGATTTACCCATAAAGACCGAATAGTTGTTTTTCGTACTATAAAACCCTAATTTTGCATTATGGCTTTACAAACTATCCCAAGATTAACCGCAAAGGCTCAACAAATATTCAACAGATACATAAGGACTAGAGATAGTCAAGATGGGTATTTTATTTGTATTAGTTGCGGTCAGGTTAAAGATTTTGAATATATGGATGCTGGGCATTATGTTCCTGTTAAGGGAAGTTCTGCATTAAGGTTTGATGAATACAACGTAAACGGAGAATGTAAATCTTGTAACGGCTTTGACCAATTCCACCTGATAGGCTATCGCAGAAACCTAATTGATAAGATAGGTGAAAGAATGGTTTTACACCTTGAAAGTCAACACAGGCTCATAAAGAAATGGTCAAGGACTGAACTTAATCAATTAATTGAAAAGTATAAATAATGGCGAAACTTAACGCAGCTGGTAAAGTAAACTTTGGCACAAGAAAAAAAGGTAAGTACAAAAAAAGTAACGGACCGAAAGACAAATCAACAAAACCATACAATAGACAAGGATAATGAAAGATACATTTTGTAAAAGAGAATACAAGTGCAAATGTGGGATTACAACCGATTATGTATGGGAATCACAATTGCCAAAACACGAAGTAAAATGTTACCAATGTGCGAAGTCGTTAGGATTTAAAGACCTAAATAAAAAAGAAGTGCCACAAACAGCATCTATTAGAACACAAACTAAAAACCGATAATGTTAATCAACGAAATCAAACCAAACCAAAACAATCCTAGAATTATAAAGGATATTAAGTTTAAACAACTTGTTAAGTCAATCCAAGATTTCCCCCAAATGCTTGAACTCCGACCAATAGTGATTGATGAAAACAATATGGTTTTAGGTGGCAATATGCGTTTAAAAGCGTGTATTGAAGCTGGGCTTAAAGATGTGCCTGTAAAACAAGCGAAAGATTTAACCGAAGAACAAAAGAAGGAATTTATTGTAAAGGACAATGTAGGTTACGGAGAATGGGATTGGGATGAATTGGCAAATTCTTGGAACGTAGAAGAACTTACGGATTGGGGATTAGACATACCAAACTTTGATGTAAACAATTTAGAAGCAGAGGAAGATGACTTTGCAGTACCTGATGGCGGAACTGAAACCGATATAGTATTAGGGGATTTATTTGAGATAGGCGAACATAGATTGCTTTGTGGGGATAGTAAGGATAGCGACCAAGTGGCAAAGCTAATGAACGGACAAAAGGCTGATATGGTATTTACTGACCCGCCTTATGGGATGTTTTTAGATACTGATTATTCAAAAATAAAAGGTACTGAAAATTCAATAGGATTTAAAGGTAATAAAACAGGAAATAAATATGATAAAATAATAGGTGATAATGAAGATTTTACACCTGAATTAATAAACACAATTTTTGCATCATTCCCTAAAACAAAAGAAATATTTATTTGGGGTGCAGATTATTTTGTTGATTTATTACCTAATTATGGCAAAGATGGAAGTTGGCTTGTTTGGAATAAAAGAAGCAGTGAAGCACAACAAAGAGGAATAGAAAATTGTTTTGAGTTATGTTGGTCTTTAAATAAACATAAAAGATTTGTATTAGATTTTGAATGGTTTGGATTTTTAAGTAAAGATGACCCTAACGAGGCAAGAAATAGACAACACCCTTCAATGAAGCCGTCTAAATTAATTAGCAGAATGATTAATGAGTTTTGCAAGGATGCTACAATAATTGTTGATATATTTTTAGGTTCAGGAACTACAATGTTAGCTTCACATCAACTTAAACGCAAATGCTATGGTATGGAACTTGACCCAAAATATTGCCAAGTTATTGTTGACCGAATGAAGAAACTAGACCCATCATTGATAATCAAAAAGAACGGATTACCTTTGTGATTCAATGAAAATTCAGTGAGAAATGGCAAATGAACAAAACTTAACCCCATTCCCTAAAGGAGTATCAGGTAACCCAGCAGGGAAACCTAAAGGAGTTGAACATAGCAAAACAAGACTATTGCGTTTACTTCAACTTGTAACCAAAGTGCGTAACCCTGTTACAGGTGAAGATGAGGAGTTTACAATAGCGGAACAACTAGATATGAAGATAATTGCAAAGGCAATGAAATCCGATTTAAGGGCTTATCAGGAGATACTTGATAGACTAGAAGGCAGAGCAAAACAAACAACCGACATCAACGCAAACATTCAAGGTAGCGTTCAAATAGTAATACAACAAGATGAGCGATGCAAACCAATTGAAGATTAATGCCACCCCTGTATTCTTTGCCAACAAAAGAGCATACGAAGGCAATTATCCTGTCATTTGCAATGAAGGTGGCACAAGGAGTTCAAAGTCTTATTCCATTGTTCAGTTACTAATTGAGATAGCCTACAACAATCCAAAGACTAGGATTTCAATTGTATCTCATTCCTTACCACATATCAAGCGTGGAGTTTATAGGGATTTTAAAAGCATAATGGAGAATTGGGGTTTATGGTCAGACAATGACTTTAGCTTTTCCGATTTTATATACACTTACCCTAATGGGTCTTACATTGAACTTTTTGGATTAGAAGATGAAAGCAAGGCAAGAGGACCAGCAAGGGATGTGCTATTCATTAACGAAGCCAACTTAATCAAAAGAACTTTATACGACCAATTACTGATGCGAACCACAGGCAAGGTATTCCTTGATTGGAATCCTGCTGACTTTATTAATTGGGTTTATGAAATAGCAGACAATCCTGAAAACAAACGCATTCATTCTACCTACCTAAACAACCTGCCAAACCTATCCGAATCACAAATAAAAAACATTGAGCAATATCAAAACCTACCTGATGATTTTATGTGGAAGGTTTATGGATTAGGAGAACGAGGTGCAGCAAAAGAACTTATTTACACCCAATGGAAACAATACGACACCGCACCTGAAGGCGATGTATTCTATGGGCTTGACTTTGGTTATGTGCATCCAGCTGCACTTATAAAGGTTACCCATCACGAAGGCGAAAATTACTTTGAGGAAATCATTTATCAAAGCGGACTTACACTATCCGACCTTACAAGATTGATAAAAGAGAAAGTACCTGAACGAGCAACCATATACGCAGATGCAGCAGAACCTAAATCAATAGAGGAACTTTACCGACAAGGATTTAATATTAAACCTGCTCAAAAAGATGTATGGGCAGGAATAGTAAAAATGAAATCTTATCCTATAAACATTCACTTCCATAGTCAAAACTTACGAAGGGAATTTATGTCCTACAAATGGAAAAAGGATAAAAATGATAATGTAATTGAAGAACCTGTTAAAGCAAATGATGATGCTTTGGATGCTTCAAGGTATGCGGTATTTACTCACTTGACAAAACCTAAATTTGCAGTAAGTGTATTTTAACTTAAATTTCTTTAACTTTGTTTAAATTCTAATAATATGGGTTTATTTGACATCTTCTCAAAAAAGAAGATTAACACACTATTTCCAACAATTCCGATGAACTCCCAAATAGCAATTGAAAGGGGTATAGTTACTTGGCAAGGGGCTGACCAAAGAAGTTTTGTTGATGATGGATATGTAGCAAACGATATAGTTTACTCAATCATTAAACTAATTACTGATAAAGCTAAAATTGCACCATTCCACGTTTACAAGGTTGTAGATGAAAAGGCTGCAAAGAAATACAAATCTTTAGCTGCACAAAAAGACATCAACTTAAAAGAACTTGAGACTTTACATAAAAAGGCATACGAACTTTACACAGGAGACCAACGCTTAAACGAGTTGCTAAAATATCCTAATGAGGAAGATTGCTGGAGTGATTTAGTTGAACAATGGTGCGGTTTTAAGTTAATAACAGGTAATTCTTTTATTTATGGCAAACTTATTGAAGCTGGGAACAATCAGGGCAAACCATTTGAATTATTTGCTTTACCTAGTCAGTATATGGCTATCATTGCAAATATCAATGTGTTCCCCCCAACAAGGGCTGGGTATCAGTTATACTACGGACAAATGTGGTCATTTGATACAAAAGAAATCTTACACGATAAATACTTTAATCCACAATGGGGAGTTACAGGTGGGCAGTTATACGGACAAAGCCCATTAAGAGCAGCAGCCAAAAACTTAACTAGAAGTAACGAAGCTAAAACCGCTGCCGTTGCATCATTTCAAAATGGTGGACCTGCTGGAGTTTTATTTATGAACGATGAAAGGTTTGACCCTACAAGTGGACAACAACAAGCACAAGCACTTAAAAAGGCAGTAAGCGAAAAAGGTGGTAGCTTAAACTACAATTCAATTGCAGTATCAGGTTATAAAGTAGATTGGAAACAAATCGGACTTTCTCCTGTGGAACTTAATATCATTGAATCGGAAAAATGGGATTTAAAGGCACTATGTAATATCTACGGAGTACCTAGTCAACTTTTAAACGATAGCGATTCAAAGACCTATAACAATCAAAGAGAAGGGGAAAAGGCATTAACACTTCGTTGTGCCATCCCATTACTTAACTCATTGACTGAAAACCTTAATAGGAAA